TGGCCCAAATCTCTAGGGTGAAAGGCGTAGTCCATCTGCGTCTCAGGGCAGGGATACTGATGAACTTCATCTCTTCTGTCTTCTGGTTGATTATGACCATCGGGATGACCACATTCTGTATCTCCTTCGGATAGACCACTGTTATACGCACGATGGTATTTGTCTCATCTCGAATGTAGCCTATCAGCAAACTCTGTAGAAAGAGGATTGGGTCTACCCCATCTGGCGGTTCTGCTATGATTACCATCTACGGGTCGCCTATAGGGAGACTTGCTACTCCGCCACTATTAAGTGTATTCGGGACGGGTGTGGCTGGCGGCACATTCCCAAGCACCCTTCTGAGTATGGTCTGATAGTAGATGGTCTTGTTGCCGATGACTTTCGGTATGGAGTTCCTTACTTCCCATTCAATGCCTTGCCACACTACATGGTCTCCTACCTGCGGGGCCACACAGTATATCCACATATTGGCGTAGTGGTTGGGCAGGAAGCCCTCTTCGACATACTCGTATTCTACGTTGGTGAAGATGGTGATGAAGGCGTTGAGTATGGAGTCGGTGTATGTGATTATGGGGTGCTCGTAGGGGCCATGACCTAGTATGTGCTGAGTCCTGTAGAGGATGGGGATTCCAACCATGTCTATCATCTGGCGGTAAGTGAGGGCTATGTAATCGGTGTCCATAGGCGTTAGAGAGATGGCCCCAGAGAAGGGATTGAATGTGCAGAACCTTTGCACCGAAATGTTGTCCTGTGCGTAGGCTTGGTCTATGAGACCCGTTATAGGGATTCCTGCACTTATGTAGTCGTATCCGAAGGCGACATCGTATACGACAACAGATGTAAACTTGCCGCTTACACCGATGGACTCTATTGCGATTGCTGAATCGGATACACCTTTGTTTGCTAGATATGCAACGATGGAGTCAACGGCGGTTGCCGAGTCGTCTATTCCAAAGGGAACAGAAATAATACCAAGCCAATCTAATCCAAAGACATCATCCCCTACTTCAATGTAGCTTGGAGTAATCACACCAACGTAGTCTAATGCGATTGCGCTATCGGACAAGCCTATGTGAGTGTTACTATACACAGTGATGTAATCGTAGCCAGTTACGATGTCTGTTATGCCAGTGAAGACGGTTGCTGGCACTGATGGATTCAAGATGGTGGCGTATATGGATGGGCCGCTTGCTTCCCAAGCAAGCACTGTCCTTAGTGCGCTACCTGCCACTTCTCTGAAGAACATTTGAGGAGTGGAAGGAGAGGCTTCGGGCGAAGTCCATATTACCTGTGGCGGCATCCAGTTCAATAAGGATGGGTTGAACTCGTTCCAAGGCCGACTCTGGAAGACGTTAATCATGCCACCGTTTATGTCTGCTGTAGCGATGGTGAGGCCATAGGGGTCTGATGAGATGGTTGCTCCACCTTCAATTTCAATACCCAAGAGGTAAGTTGGTATAAAGATTTCGCCATACGAATCATCGTCTGAGTTGAGCCAGACCAAGTATAGACCCTCTCCTTCGCCATCTGCTCCGATTGCTGAGATGAATATCGTATCAGCGTAGTAGTCGTAGCCTAGTGTATAGTAGTCGTAGCCTAGTGTATATCCACTTCTACTGAGGTCGTAGGTATTGGTCGTTGTGTAGGGGCCAGCCCAAGCACCCACTCCATCGCTTTCTGTTGTGAAGAAGGTTATGTGGTCGGCATGAGAGTTGTATCCGCCTCTTGCTAGAATCACCGAGCCGTTGCCATGCGCTCCCAAGATTATGGTAAGGGCGTTGTCGTAGTTGTCGGTGAGGTCTGTTTTGACGTTGCTCCAAACGGGTGAGACATTGCCATAGGTATACATCCAAACCTCATTGTAGAAGGCGATGTTGTCTGGTGACGTTGTAACAGACACCCAGAGCAGATTGCTAGTGTAGAGATGATTGAGACCAAAGAAGACGCTAGGAAGGTATACGCCCTCTTGGTTGGTGACTGGCTGTGCTTGGTCAAACTGGTTCCACGTTATGGTTCCAGCCGACAGTGTGCCAACGCTCCAATAGAAGGAAGTCAAGTCTTTGGCAGAGGTTCTTGCAAGCGCGATGGTATTGGATGCCTTGTCATACCAAACTGAGAACTGGCTTCCATCGAGTATGTCTGCATCGCCTATCAAGTGGTTCATCGGTGTCCAAGTGATTCCGTCTTGCGAGTAGGAGTAACTTATGTAGTCACCAGTGTCTTGATAGAAGACATAGCAATAGCCATCGTTGCCAACGATTGTCTTTGGCTGATTGCAAGTGCCGCAGGTTTCTCCATAGTCAAGCGGAAGAGGCACTGACCAAGAACTTGGTAGTGCCTTTATTAGACTGCCGATGGTCTCTACTGCTGTTGCCGTGTCCGACACATTTACAGAGGTTGACATTAGGTCTCACCTAACTCCAATACGGACTCCCACCGAAGTCAACGTATGGACTTGGACTCTGATAGTTGTTGGGGAACGAGATTTCAGACAACTTGACGTAGAGTATGCCTATCTCCTTTTCAAACCTCTCTTTGACTTCAACTGTTGCCGCTTGCATGGCTTGAAGTCTGCTGATGCTAACATCACCGATGGTCACTGGTAGACCGGAGATTACCCAATTAACTGTCATCGTCTCAATCATGTTCAGGGCGGCTATGAAGACGGCATACTGTCTCGCAAGAGGCAGTAACGAACTCTGGGTAAGGTCGCCCCATGTAGCCGTAGTCTGCTCGTTAGAGTAACGGACAAAGGTGTTCAGGATGTCCACTGAGGTCGGAATCTGCCATACGAGATACTTGTTGGGGTCTGTGCTGGACTGTTGCAGGTTGAGCAGTCTCACTAGGTCTTGCGTGTTACAGTATTGGACTATGGCGGGTGGAACGATACTCATCCTAAGAGTAGATAGGCAAAGGCTCTATTTAAGGGTAAGGGTTAAATACTCCTAGCCCCTTTCCTATGCTATGGCTATTGCAACTGACTCTGACACTGTGCCGAACCCAGAGCCAGAAATGACCCCAGAGACGGCCCCAGAAACGGCTTTGGACAGTGGAGAGTTAGACCTAGAGGCCGAAGTGCTCTTTCAAGTAGCCCATTACAAAGAAGAGTATGGTGCGCCAGCAAGCGTGGCTGACATTGCCTTCGAGATTCAGGAACAGGATTCTGAATTGCACGATGCTATAATGGACGCGGTGAAAGAAGGAACGTCGAAGGTCAAACCAGTCCTCAAGAGTCTGGTAGACCAAGGGCTTATAGTTGAGACCGAGTATGGTGGTTACATCGCCACTGAAGAGGGTGAGAAAATGGTGCGGGAGCCAGAGACTCAAGCCGGACTAGGCAACACCTATGAGTCCGAGAAGCACAACAAAGACCCTGCTGACGAGACTTCAGAGGAGTATGACCTTGAATCAGACAAGGACAAAGACGAAGCCGGGGTTCCTTTCCTCAACGAAGCCTAAATTACACCAAAAACCTTCAGCAGAACGAGAACAGTTCCTACAGCAGAAATCGTTCCTGTCACCGTTCTCCAAAAGTAGTATCGCCTTTCCTCTCTTTCTCCATTCATAGCCAGCCACTTACGCTTCTAGGCTATTTAAGTATTCTCGGCTCTTTTCGCGGCTTTCCATGCGTCCATCTGGGCTTTCATAATGGTAAAGAGTCTCAGCACATTCAGGTCGGTTTTGACTCTTACAGTATCCTTGAGAGTAGCAAAGGCTTTCAAGTCTAGGGCGTTGTGATTGGTCGTGGCTATGAGAATCTGCATCCGTTTCAGCATCTCATCCTGTCCTTTTGGCGTGTCTAGGTCTAGGTCGTCTACTTTCACGAAGACAGTTCGTTCTTGCGACTTGTAGTAACTGCCTTTCCCACCGCCCTTCCTCTTTTCCTCTTCAGCCATTCATTCTCACTCTTTGGGTGGCCATTCTGCGAACTCTTTGATTACGAGAACCAGAGCCTTCTTGTCACTGTCAAACGTCCACTTACCACCGATGATGGTTGTAGCAGAAGCGTTAGGCAAGAGGTCTCTGATGAGGTCGGCTCTGATGTGAGCAATGCGAGTGGTCGCGTGACCAACCGATTGAAGTTTCTTCCATTCTGTAGTCATTAAGACTACTCTAGCGTCTGTTGGGAGCAAGGGGTTGGTATGCCATACATCAAACTAGAGCGAAGGAAGATATTGGACGTTGGTTACAACCAACTGCTCGAAGCCTTCTTCAAGTTAGAAGACCTTTCCCCAGATAATGACCGTCCATACATTGAAGATGGCGATGTGAACTATGTGATTACACGCCTCATTGAGAGGATGTATGGTGGACAGTTCACCTATTATGAGATGATGAATCGTGGTCTTGGGGTGCTTGAAGCAGTGAAGTTGGAGTTCTATCGGAGACGTATGGCTCCCTATGAGGACAAGAAAGCCAAACAGAACGGTGAGGTCTTTGCATAAGGAAGAGGCCCAAATCCTTATTAACCGTATCAGAAAGTTGACTGGCTATATGGTTCAAGGATACGCTGGCCCCATTACGATGGTCTCTCAGGATGAGGTCTTTGAGATAATCAAGGGTGAAATTTATGCTTAGTTACTACATGGCGCACCCGTTTGGAGACAGACTTCGGCTCCGTAAGGAAGAATTGCGGATAGAGAGGAAGACCGGACTGAACCTCATCAATCCCTTCTACGATGTAGAGGGTCGAACCGATGTTCGGAAATTCGACAAACTGTCCAAAACGAAGGGATATAAAGACAAGGTAGAACGCCAGAAGTGGGTCTCGACATGGGGTGTTTCATTGGCTACAACCATTCCGAAGGTGATAGTGGAACGCGACCTCAGAATCATACGAAGGGCAAACGGTATGGTGGCCTTCTTTACTGACAAGATTTCTGTCGGAACCCCTATGGAAGTCTTCTACAACAGTCATATTCTCAAGCATCCTACCTTTCTCATCATAGAAGACAAGACCAAGATGGGGCATCCTTGGTTGACTTATCATGCGACAGCAATCTTTACCACTGTTGACGAGTTCATCAATTCTTTAAATCAATCGAGAAGGGCAGATGGAAAATGATAGACTACAAGAAAGTTAAGGACAGTGGAACACGGCAGAAGTTCAAGACAGGTGCGGTGCGGGATATACAACAGGGAAAGGGACGGTTCGACCTCATAAGCCCCATCTTCCTTCGTAGGCTGGCCAGACACTATGAGAACGGGGCCGTCAAGTATGGAGACCGGAATTGGGAGAAAGGGATACCCATTGGAAGGTTCCTTGACAGCGCGATACGGCATCTCAACGAGTATAGAGAGGGTTTGAGGGACGAAGACCATTTGGCCGCTTCTGCTTGGAATATCGCTTGTATCATCCATGTTGAGGAGATGATAGAGAGAGGGTTGCTCCCGAAAGAACTGATGAACATCCCTACCTATCTTCCGAAGAAAAGGGTGCGTTCCAAATGAAGGAAGGTTGGCTTAATGCCGCACTTGATGAAGAGATAGACTTGCCCGATTGGGTTCGACTGTTTCCACAGGTTAGAGTCTCGCTCTCTAGGGAGTATTCACATGAACAAGGCCATTAAGACCTACTTGGTGGACACCACCGTTGGGTGTTTCTGGTCGTGGCTGTTACTCAGCCCTGTCGCTCTTCTGGTATGGAGATTCAGTCCAGAGCAGTTCTTCACATGGTCGTGGACTGCCGTTCCTATCTGGCTAGTCATAGGCCGACCCTATGTATGGCTCGTTCTCAAGTCCAGAACTAGGCTTCTGAAGGAGAAGCCGCAATCCTTATAAACGGCTAAAACTATCCTCTTGCTATGGTGTCAATACACATCAGCGCAGTAAACGGCTTAGTGACCCTGATATTGGGCGCGGCTGTGGCTGGACTGGACTACATAGTTCAGAACTCGCCAGAGTATGCGGCCTATGCAGGATTCGCTGTGGCCGTCATCATGGCCTTCCTGACCCTAGAGAACGAAACAGGGCAAAGCGTCTAAGTAAGGCCATCTGTCTTTTTTCTACCTTCTCTGCCAAGGTTCATCGTTGGGCGCAGTTCCCCAGACTCGTTGCTGGAAAGTCTGTAGACCGTAGGGGTTCTTCTGGCTTTCTAGGAACTTCCGGTATTCTTCCTTGCCCACGATGATGGGGTTCCAAGTGACGGCTCCACAGAGGACGCAGTTTATCCCGCCTTCTTGGAAGCCGTAGACACCGTATCGGTAGACTCCGTGACAGACTAGGCACTTGACGTAGACATACTTCTCCCATTCTACCGTGTTGAGTTCGTCATAGAAGTTGGGCGAATAGGAGTTAGCCATTTGACTTTTCCACCTTTAGTTTTTCCATCAATACGTTCAGGTCTTCCGGCTTCAGGGCTTGAACTTGTGCTTCATCCATCCCATAGGCTACCTTCATGGTGTAAATGACCGCTTCATAGTTGTGGCCATGCGACATCAGGTCTCTGATTCTCATGAAGTCGAGCCAACTAATCTTGCTTCCCTTTCTGTAGATTCTGTTCTCGTAGCGGTCTAAGCCCCATGCTACCCCTATTCCAGCCGCCGTCATCACTACAGCCAAAATCCATTGACCTAGAAGAATGAGGGGAATGCCGTTGCCTAGTTCCCACGCAATCCAGCCGATTGTTACGATGTCATTTGGTCTGAGTTTTCTCATTGTTCTCACTTTTCTCGGAAAAGTCCATCATATTGTGATACGCAAGCAGACACTTCATCCAGAAGGATGGAAGCACCAGACCCTTGTAGATGAACTGCTCTGGAACGCAAAGGTCGTTTTCGCTGTCCATTATACCCATCTCCTTGAACTTGGTCTTCTCCTTCTCGGATAGCCCTGTCCTGTCAGCACTGTATTGAACCAGTCGGTTGGCAATGTCTCTGTCCTTTTCATCAAGCCCATACTCTGTTGAAAAGAGGTTTCGCATGACTTCCATCACCTGTGTTTCAGAGGGAACTATCTTTCCCTCTTCTTGGCTCATGAATGAGGTAAATGCGGCTTAGTATTTAAGCGTTCTAGTTTGGTATAGCCATTGTCTGCTTCTCAGCAATGACCTTCTCAACCATAGATGAGAGGTTGTCGAAGACCGTCTTCATAGTCTCGTCCTTAAATACCTGTTTCAATTCATCTGCAAGGTCTTTGTCTTCCTTTCCGACAGGCTCTTGGTCTATTTGGGTGGCGATTTCATAGAACCAACTTCTTGTGCTCTCAACCAACTCCTTGATTGAGTTGAGAAGATTGAGAGCCGCTTCAGGAGTGCTTGTCTTCGTGGTTCTCAGCGTTTTTACGTCCTCTCCCGCCTTATCTAGTTCGCTCATAGCCTCTTTTACTTCATCTGCCCACTCGTTCCATCTTCCCTCTTCTTCATCCAAATGCTCTTTCGAGACAGGCTGGATGTCGGGTCTCCAAGGCTTTTGTGTTTCTGTGCGAACCAATCTAGGAAAGCCTACAGGATTTTCTAGAGGATTCATTGCTCCTATATCCTGTCCTATCTCTTCTGCTGTATGTTGGTTATAGGGTTTGAAATGAACTATACAGGATTTTTCGGGGTCGTTCTCATCAAATGAGTCATCGTCTGGCTGTTCTTTTCGTCTTGTCTCTCTATCCCAACATTTCTCACAATCTTCTGCGGGAACGCCAGTATCGGCTTGGGTGCATCCACCTTTCCAATTGGAGCATCTGTATTGGGTGTGCGCTTGGTTTACGGGTTCCATCTCTGTTCCGCACTCTTTACAAGAATGGCTGTGAGCCTCTTGCTTTACGTCTCTCTCGTCTTCTGGCCAATCGAACTGTTTCGCACCTTGACCAGTCCCTCTACACTCTGGGCATATGACCTCTTTCCTGTCCTTCGTGATAGTGCCTAGACTCTTGCATCTATCGCACCCCAAGTAGACCCCGCCTTGCTCTCCTTTCTCTGCGCCCCAGATGTCTTCCTCTCTCTCTTCATCTGTGTGTTCTGCACCTGTCTTTTTGTGCCTAGAGCAATACTCACCGGATTCAGGGGATACAATCTGCCGAAGTTCTGAAGTCTTGGATGTAGCATCGGAAGGCATCTTCGTCCCGCCCTCTTGCACCATCTCAAGAAGCCTCATCATAGTAGTAGCGATGTCTTTGGACATCATATCCTTTGGAACCTCAATGGCCTCTTTCGTTCCATCCATCCTCTTTACAAGTGCCTTTGCCGTTCCCATTTCGACTTCCCAATTTCCAAGTATGCCGACAAGTTGTTCGTCCAGATTCTCGATTGCTTCCGTCACTTTGCCGGGGTCGCCATACAAACCGAAACGGAACACCCAAGAATAGTCTGGATTCTTCTCGGACTTCTCTAGGCTTGCTGAAGCAGAAGGGTCATACTGGCGCATCAAGTCGAGAGCCAAGTCTGCCTTCTTCTTTTGCTCTGCATCATCCTTTCCTAGCCACTGTCTCCAAGAGCGATATTCCCATCCGTCCAAGGCAACGTCTATCGTGTCGTAGGGAGCAGTTACGGTTGGCTCTGTAGCAGGTTCCTCAATCGGCTCTTCGTCTGGCCCTATAATCCCCTCAGTAGGTTTTTCGATGTCCCTACCTGCGGCAGACATGGGGTCTTCCGGTTCCCTTCCAACTACGTCCCAAACACTTGGGTCTCTAGGAATGCTTCCCTCTGCCATATCAGGTTAATAAGCGTATCGCTCCTATTTAAGCCCATCTAGACGACTCTAGACAAACGAAATCATGTCCTCTACACGCTCCGGCATGGCGGCAGACTTCTGGATTTGGAAGCCAATCATGGCGTTCACGAAGGCTATGAGGCAGTCATCTGTGGCATCGGAACTGTGTATCCATATCTTCTTTTCGGTGGTTTTGCTCGCTTCAGGATATTCAGCCAAAAAGTCCCTGATAATCCAATCCTTTGTCCCTTTGTCTGTCTCGCTGTAGAATCTGAATCTGTCTGGTCTGGTGATGTAATCCATAGCCGTGTCTATGGCCCACGTTCTATTGACCTTGGCTATAGGGCCAAAGGCCGTCTGTTCTATAGTTATGGGCTTGCCTAACTTTCCGCTACCCAACTCTATCTGCATTATGCGGCTCCCAAACTGTTTGTAGAGTTCCTGATTCTGGACGAAGCCAGTTCCATAGTCCAGCACATTTGTAACAGTGGGAAAGGTGTTGAGAAGTTGTGCGATTCTGGCAATCTGTTTGGTTATGTCTGGATTGTCTACCTTTTCGACATAGAGGGTGTCTATTGTGTAGAGGTCTGGCAACTCTAGAATCCTTGGTCTAATCAAATAGAATACCGTGTTGGACTTGGAGATGCCCCAATCTACTCCTGAAATCAGAAGGTCGCCCTTCCCGAACTGCCCTTTCATTATGCTCGGACTGAAGAGAGAACTCATGTAACCATAGTCTGTCGGTCTTCCGAGTCCAGCGTAGAATCTTCCAAGCACTTCGTTCTGGAACTCCTGTTGTGGTTTGTGTTGTCTCCAATACTCTAACTGTTCTGGCGTAATCCATACGCCGACAGCATACTCGTTGCTGATATGATAGCCAGACCAGAGGCCATCAGACTTGAGATTGGTGACTTCCCACTTCTGTTCTATGGTGTTCCATTCTTTCTTGGTGCTACCATCCCATATTTCTGAGAACTTGCTACCCGTTAGTAGGGGAGTTCCAATTACAAGCATCCGCTTGAATTGGCTGTGTCCCATTCCTGCTTCAGCAATTGGGATAGCGTTGGCTCTATAGTCCTGAAACTCGTCTAGCACGATTGCATCAGCGTCAATGCTTCTGAGAGTTTGGGTATCTTCAAAGGCTGTCATAAAGTGGATTTTCGATTTGTTATACTCTGTCTCACGTACTGCCATACGCGAGACTTGGGCCATCAGGTCGGGACTTGCTTTCAATTGATGTTGCCATCTGTCTCGGCTGAAGATGTCGGCCTTCGCTCCTGACGCTGAAGCGTAGATATACTTTCCCGGATTCTTGAGGCCATGATAGAAAATCCAATTGACCGCATACTCGGAGACTTCCATCTGTCGGCCTTTGACGATGACGATTCTCTCGCTCTCATCGTGGTAGAGTTCCTTAAGCCAAGGCCGCTTCTCGAACCATGTCTTCTGTTCTGGCGGAGCCTTCTCTGGCAAGTGGACATACTTCTCCACAAACTCTTGTGCATCAGAAAGGTCAAGGGTGATGTTCTTAGGCTCATTCACCTTCATCTTGTCGAACTCCTGTTGTAGTGACTTCAAGAGTCGCTCATTTGATGACGACATCAATCTTTATAAACCAGTGGTGCTTAATAAGTCTTCATGGGAAAGACAGTCAAGGTGGTCTACTATGGCCTCATTTGTGACATCCCCGAAGAAGGGATAGAGGCCGCAGGCGAACTGTCCTTCTTCCCATTCTCGTCCTCAGAACCGCCCTAT